CATGATGGCGGGGAACAGCAAGCGGCTGGCAGGCACGCCTTCGCGGGTGATGGTGGCAGCGTTCTTGGGCGCCAACACTTCACCAACGCTGGACGCGCGGATACCAAACTCTTTGTTACCGCGCACGAACACGCCGGCTTGCTCCAGCACCTGCTCGTAAGCAGAGCCGTGCTTTTCAGCGTCGGTGGGGTATTTCACGGCCATGAATTGCTTCAAGGACATGTTTTTCTCAGCCGCTTCCGCGTACATACCGACGGTCAGGTCGATGGCTTGCTTGTCGCCCTTGGCGTCAACGTAGATTGCTTGTTCAGACATGGGATTTACTCCTTCTTATTCTGGATGGGTGGGATTAACCGACGAACTCGATGAGTCCAGTCTGGCCAACTGCGGTGGTGCCATCCAAGGAGACGACGCGCCACTTGAAGTTCAGAGCACTGCCAGCGGCAGTTGCCTTGCAGACCTTGGGCTTGACATTGCCAAGGGTCGTGCCGCGCGCGACGACCGTACCAGCGACCACGTAATCGCCAATGGCGATCACACCGGTGCCAGGGGTTGCCTGCAGGCCGTCCAAGGTGACAGCGACTCGGCCTTCTTCCTGCACGCCGCCGATGGCGTAACCATCTTGAGTTGCAGTGTTGACCGAATTCATCACACCTTCAATTTCATTGCCCACTGCGCACAAGCCGTACTGGCTGTCGCCGATCAGCTTGACGAACTTGCCGACATCTGCGTCAGCGAGCACGTTTGTTGCTGGTGTGGTGCTGTCGCCGAGGCGAGCAGTGGTCATCGTGTCCTCAGAGAGGATTACCCCAAATTTGAATTTCGCCATGATTGCTCCTTTAAATTAAGACAGGCGGGTTGCTTTCAAACGGGCCATGCGCAGGAAGTCCTGTTCATCGCTCGCCTTCTCCGCAGAAGCAGTCGACGAAACCGCCGCCACGCCGCCTGCTGGAAACTTGCTGGTGAACTGCGCGGCCAGGCTGGCATGCTCTGCCATCAAGCTGTCGTCGTTCAGTGCTTCGACACCGGTGGCAGAGCCACCCATGGCGACGCGTAAATTGCTCACTGCCGCGCGCACGGCCGGGCGCAGTTTTTCAGACTGGGCTTCGAGTGCGGCGTTGGATGTTTTCAGTGCCTGAGCCTCAATGCTGAGTGCCAGCACCTGGGACTGCGCCGTTGCCAATTGACCCTGCAGCAAAGCCACGACGTCTTGGCTGACTGCTGGTGCTTGTGCCTGCTCCGTGGCTGCTTCGGGTACGACTGGGGTTGCGACGACAGGAACTGCTGCGGCTCTCAAAGCTGCGGCGTCTGCGATCTGTTGGTCTGTAAGTGCTGTTGCCACTGAGGCTCCTTTGGTAAGAATTGCGCCATACTGGGGACGCTTTTCCGAAATAGCAATCCCCTGGGTAATCCCAGACATAAACGAGTCGAAATTTGTCACCGCGTCGACCATGCCAACGTCTACTGCGGACTGCCCGATGAAGATGCGCCCGCCACCAATGGTGGCCTCGACATTGGCTGCCGACTTGCCCCGGCACTCGGCGACGTAGTCGACAAACAGGCCGTTGAGCTGGTCCACCTGAGCCTGCAAGGTCTCTTGGGCCACCTCGGACAATGCCTCGTAGGGGTTGCCCAACATCTTCCATTTGCCAGATCGGATTACGGTGGCGGTGATGCCGTCCTTCTCCATCATCTTGCTCATTTCCTTGTGCACCATGACGACGCCAATGCTGCCGGCCTCGGTCTCCCTGCCAATGCTCAGAGAGCGCGCGCTGATGCCCAAGCGGTAGGCCGCACTGGCGATGAGCGAGTCACCGTAGGCGTACACCGGCTTCACCTTGGTGTCGATGGTCTTGATCAAGTCTGCTGTATCTGCCAGCCCACTCACCGCGCCACCACCCGACTGGATGTCCAGCGCGATGGCTTTGACCTGCTCGGAGTTGACCGCAAAGATGAGCGCGGCGCGAATGTCCGAATAGCTCACGGCACCGGTGAACATGTTCATCCAGCTGTCGGAATTTGTCAGCGGCCCACGGATGCTGATGACGGCAACGTCCCCCTGCATTTCGAGCAGGCGAGGCAGGTCGGCGGCGTCCTGCTGCATGTCAAGGTAGTCGGCTCGCTTGGTCGGCATATCCGACTCCATCAGCTTGGCGACGGCATCAATGTACGCCTGCAGGGACTCGGGCGTGCCGGCCCAGTATTTTGGGAGATTGAACATGTATGTACCTTTGATGTATAATGAGTGTATGAAACGAATTAACTTTTACATACCCGACCCTATGCTGGATACGCTCCAGTCACTGGCCACACAACGAGACGTCGCAGTCGCTGAACTGATCCGTCGCGCAATTGAGGAATACCTGAAAAAGCAGAGCTGATCCGGTTTCGTATCAACCTAAGAGAGGGCAAAAGCCCCGAAGAAAGGTTCCAAATGGAAGATGAAAAGTGGTTGCCAGTTGTCGGGTACGAGGGTCTGTATGAGGTCAGCGATTGGGGTCGTGTTAAGGGGGTTGACAGAACCGTAGACCGTTCTGATGGCTGGCCCAGACGTATCAAGGGCCGTATCAAGCGTTTGATTCCTACGTTCCAGGGGTACCTGATCGCGCACTTAAGCAGAGACAACCTGCAGATAAGCCGCGGTATCCACAGACTAGTGCTGACTGCTTTTGTGTGCCCCCCACCGTTTGAGGGCGCCGAAGTCAACCACAAAGATTTCGACAAAACAAATAACAGGCCCAGTAACCTGGAGTGGGTCTCCCACCAGGCAAACATGGACCATGCCTGCGCCGATGGGCGCGCACGCCCCATCATGGGCATCAAAAAATCCCCAAAGTTCACACCTGAGGTGGTTGCAGACGTGCGAAAACTCTGCGAAGGCGGAATGTCCCCAATGGACATCTCCGAAAAGACTGGCGTCCCAAAGAATACCGTTTGGGACATCCTCAGCAACAAGACCTGGGCGGCCCCAACGGCTCCTCGCAAACCTCGGAGAGGTTCAGCCGCTATCCACGCGAGCAAAGCCGTGAAGCTCACGCTGGAGCAGGTACGCGACATGCGTTCCAAATACCTCGCAGGGGCGCGCCAGGTTGACTTAGCCGACGAGTTTGGTGTCTGGCAGGGAACCGTAAGTGCCATAGTCAGGAACAAAACTTGGTCTGAGGGCATCACTTCACCCTCTGGACCTGGGAAGGCCCTTTAGGTTGTGTTGGCGTTTGTGGACGCTGATCCTGGGGTCCGCCGTTGGTGGCCCCTGTATTGCTCAACGGGTTGGTTTCTTTTGATGCGCTAGGGTCGGTTGCTCCGGCCATAAAGAATGTCCCCGACAGCTTCGGCGCGCCGGCTGTTGGCAGCCGTCCAGTCAACGCAATCGCAGCTTCCTCGTCGCTGATGATGCCCAAGCTCAGTTGCATCAAAACTCTTGATTGCTTCATGGCCTTGAACGCCTCAAGCTCCTCGTCCGCGCGCAGGTTAACCCGGTCAAATGTGAACTCACAGTAAGCGTCGACTCCGAGCAGGCGAACACCGAGTGTCATTGCCCTCGATAGGCACGAATTGATCTTGTTTTGCACACCTTCCGCATGCTTCAGGAACAGTTGCGTCTCTGTGGAAGCGATATTGGCACTGCCTGATCCGTGTCCAAGCACCGACGGAGGCACCTTTGACCCCGTGGCCATCTTCGAGTTGGTCATGCCCTGCAGCGTCTCCCATTCGTTGGATAGGGAGCTGTTGCCATTGTTCAGGTATGTGAACGCCACGCTGTCAAACGAGATGAGCGCGTCGTCGGGCTCAAGGCCGTTGACAGTGGTGCCCAGGTCCCCGATGAAGTTCTCCTGGAAGTCTCGCATCTTGTCGCTATCACCCATCACGTCGATGGGCATGGACTTGCGGAACTTGTCGGAGTCGATCGAGACGTTCAGGCGCGGGTGCAGTGCGCGCTTGATCGTGCGCCGTAGGTCGTTGGAGAACTCTGTGTCGGCCAGAACTGACTGCAGCGCAGCTTCCATCGGGCTGTTGCTGTACGGGCTCAAGAGGTCTTGGTCCAAAGACTCGTACAGGAAGGTGGGGTAGTCCAATGGAATTTCGACACCGTTAAGGCGCTGGATCGGGTACACGTACCCGGTCTTATCCTCGATGAATTCAATCTGCGTGGTGCTGATGGGCTGCAGCCGGTTGGGCACGCGGGCCTTGTCGAGCACCAGCTCCATCGCGCAAGAGCCGTACAACCGCAACTCCATACAGAGCTGCTCAGCAATGGCGTGCACACCAGTGTTGCCCGCGAAGCCCTCGCTGTAATCCGAGAGGTAGCTGAACCGGGCCAGCAGCTGCTGTGCAAGGTTTGTGGCCTCCACGTTCACCGTGCCATCCAGGTTCCGGCCCACCACCGAGTAGTTGCGCGTCACCACCAAGCGCTGGTAGGCGTAAACGCTCGCACTCAGGTCGGGGCTGACCTGCGCCAGGTCGTGGATCGTCGATTTGGTGGACGTGCCGTTGCGAAGAGACAGGATGTCAAGGTTCGCAGTACGGCGGTCCGAGCTTGTCAGCTTCTGGTCACCCGTTGTGGTGGCAGTTCGCTTGCTAAAAGATTGTTTTGATTGAGGCTTGTTGGGCACTTTAGGCTCAACGATCACCGGCAGCGTGGCCGCCGCCGTGATCTCAGGCTTGAGGAAGAATGATTTGAGTGTGTCCAGCATCCGGCGGATACTGGGCAAGGGATTCCGAAAAGTAAATCCCCCGGCGGATTAGTTGCGGTAGGCGATCAGGATGTCCTTGATCAAACCACTGCGAACGATGTCGTCCTCGGTGAACTCGACCACTGAGACACCGGGGATGTGTTCCAGACGGTTCACGGCATCGTTCAGACCACTTGGTCCGTTCAGGTCACATTGCTCAGGGTCACCGTCCACCACGACCACGCAGTTCTGGCCAATCCTGGTCAAAAACATTTTCATTTCCGCCGGTGTGCAGTTCTGGGCCTCGTCAAGAATGACAAATGCATTGCGGAAGGTGGCACCACGCATGAATGCCAAGGGCATTGGAACGATGTACTCGGCCTTCAAGTTGTACTCGTAGGTCGACAGCCCCATGCGCTCAATCATGATCTCCCGAAATGGGGCCAAATAAGGGGAATATTTTTCCTCTAATTCGCCTGGCAAAAATCCGAACCCCGCGCCGACCTCGACGTTGGGCCGGGTGATGATGATCTTCTCGATGGATTTGGCTGCCAGCAGGTCCGCTGCGAACGCCGACGCTACGTATGTCTTGCCTGTGCCGGCAGGTCCAATAGCAAAGACCAGTTGGGAGTCGCCAAGCGCCATCAGGTAGTGCACCTGTGCCTCTGTCTGTGCCTGCAGCGGCTCAGCTTTCTTTCGTCGGGTACTGAAGCGCGGATCGCTCTGAGAGGTTTGGGAAAAATCGTCAACACCGTAGGTGGGTTTGACGGACTTCTTCATACGTTCAAAGCGTTTGGCCATTGAGTCTTTCGGTTGGGTTGAAAGGGTACTTGCCAAGGAATACTGGGCTTGGCCCAGCGAAAAGTAAAGCCCCTATGTGATCAAAAAGTTAACCCCCGCACCCACAAGCAGAATGACGCCAATGGCGCACCCAAACCCAATCGGGTACAGCACCGCGCACGCAGCCCTGGACCCCCACCCCATGTCTATAGGCTTGACAAGCCCCGCGGCGAAGCTCAAGAGTAGACCCGCCACAGCCAGCTTGAGCCACATCGTGTCGACCCACACCCCCGTGGGGTAGAGCCTCTGCACGCAGGCGGCGTACGCATGCATCTGCGCCACGCTGGCAGCGCCTGCGTCGTAGTAGGCGACGACGCCCTTGCAGGACTCCGTCACACGCTGGTTGGCGGCAATGGCCGCCGCTGTTGCTCCGGCAGCTATCATTTTTTCTCCTTGATCTTGAAAGTTCGGATGGTGGGCATGACGCTTCCGCCATGGGCAAGTCCTCGCATTTGGGATGAGATCAGGTAGTAGGCAGTCGCATGCCAGAAGTGGTCCTGACCCTTGCTGCTCTTGACCCAATTCGACGCAAATTCGCCATTCTTCAATTGCGCTTGAGCCCTTTTCATATCTGTCGCGTGCGCCCGGTAGACCAGCCAATCCTCAGTCCTGCGGACAATCAGTCGACCTTCACGTGCCTCGACCATGAGCTTGTCGAATATTGCCGTCCGGTTTACAGCTACCTGCCTGATTGGCCCGGTGGCCGTGTCTGTGTCCAGTTCCTTTTGCTTCACCTCAAACAGCTCCAGGCCGTTCCTGGTCACGTATTGACAAGCAAACAGGTTGGCATCGTCCATGCTCAATGACATGACAAGGTCCGTAAACGGTTGGATGTCCATGCAGACCACTGTCACCCTGAACCGCGCCTTCAGCTCAAAGTACCTCTCCCGGAATCTGCTCAGCGGGACACGCTCGTAATGAACAATGATGCTTTTCCCTTCCGGGGTGACTCCGCCAATCACGAAATGCGAGACGTTCCCAAGGTCCACACCCATTGTGTGTGTGGTGAAGGGGCTACTGACCATGTCGACGGCTGCTGCCTCCATTTCCTCCGTTGTGAGGCCGTTTTCCTGGGATGACGCGCACTCCCCCAAGCTGTAGTTGCGGAAGCTGGCCTTGTTTGAGTAGCTGGTGGACGCCTCGATAAGGTACGGTACTGAGATGACGTTGGGAGCGTCAAACGGCGTGATCTTGTAACCGGCCGCGACGTGGGTCTCTGCCGGGTTTTCGCAGTCCCAGAACCGGTGCTCCGGCTGCAGTGATGGCACCTTCCCACACATGGGACAGTGCAGGTGGGCCTGTTTGTAGTTGACCAGGTGCAGATTCTCCGATGTCACCTCGTCCAGGTGCTTGTCCCACCCAGGTATGCGCACCATGCTGTAGAACTCAGGGTAGAAGACTCCCGAGCAGTGGTTGCATCTGCACATGTTGCGCCACCGGCGGGACGCCTGGAACGCCGTGCTTATGGGCCCGCCCTCAAACGTGGGGGTCGAGAGCTTGATCTTCAACTTGTGCTTCGAGTGGATCAGGCGCGACGTGTAATCCCCCACAATGTCCTGAGAGGCGAAGTCCAACTCATCAAAAATGATAGCATCCAAGCTAACGCTGATCGCACTTGTAGTGCCAACGCCTGCACCCTTGAAAAAGATGGTGCGGTTGGGCCCGAAGGTTTTTACAGCCGCGCCGTCAAGGTCCTCCGTGGTCATGGACGCCCTCAGCAGGGGGCTCGAACTCACGATTGGCTGAAATCTGGTTTGACTGTATTGCGACGCGAAACCCGCCGTCGGAAAGACGTAGGCCAGACTCAGGCCCCCATGAGTCGTCATCACCAGGCCCAAGGCCATCCGGAGCGAAATTTCGCTCAGGCCAAGCTGTGCTGCCTTGAAAAACACAAGCTCCTGGCTGGGGTCGTCGACGATCCTCTGCTGGTATTCGTGGTCCTTGTAGGAGTAATTCCTGCCGTTGATGTACGTGTTGTCAGAAATCCACTTTGACAGGTCTGCTCTGCTGTGTCTGTGAGTTGTGGCCGATCGAATTCGGTCCAGGTGGTGCTTGGCAATGTCATCCATGAACGGCTTCTCCTTGCTTAGTTGTGCGAGCAGCTCGCGTGGGTTCCTGGGGTACCTGGAGCACCTCCGGGTAGTAAACGTCTCTTCCGACAGGGTTCCACAGTTCGTGCGCCTCTGACCCCGGGAGTTTGTTCAGCTTCCCTCCGTTCTCCCGGCTCGGTAGGGGCCTTAGGTTCTCGACCACGTGCAGGCCGCAAACAGTCTTGCCCCGGATAGGGTAGATATGATCCACGTCGTGAGGTACGCCAGTCAGGTCCTCGAGGCGCTTAGCTTCGACGTAAACCATCTCGATAAGCTCAGGCACTGCCCATGCGGGAGTGCGCTTCTTTAACCTGCGGTTGCTGGAGTAAAGCCGGACCTTGTCCTTGTTCTTCTGAGCCCATTCCCGCAGCCATGCCCGGTGGTGCTCTAGGTTGTTTGCCCGCCACCTGCGCATCTGCAACTTTGCCGTCTCCAGGTACTCTGTGGCTTTTCGGTCGTCGAGCCCCGCTTTGTAGGCAAGCTTCTTTACGCGGTTGGTCTCCTTGTTCTCAGCCAGCCATGCCTTACGTACGTGAGTCCCCCTCTCGTACCCGGATTTGCGTTTCCTCTCATACCCAACAGGGTCTGCTGCCTTCGCCGCAGACCGGAGGCCTTTCAACCTCTCCTGGTAGTACTCGTTCGACCTGGCGCGCGCACACGCTTTGCATACGTAAGCATGGCCATCCCGAGATTTGGCGCTACGGGTGTACTCATCCAACGCCTTCACTTCACCACATTTGGAGCACTTCTTCGTCAAGGCGCCCAAATATTGCCCATCATCGTTGCCGATGGGCTGGCAAGGGGTCGTGTTGATCACGATCTTCTCCTTGTGTGCCAGCCTAGGTCGACCCCCTCGCGACGTGAGTCGCGTTAGCAGACACCAACCAGTAAGGTGCAGGAGGTCGATCTAGGCCGACTGGTTAAACACCCTCTACGGGGTGCTGAAATTGCCGCTGCTAAGCGGCTCGGAACTTCCAATACTGGGGACACTCGCTCAAAAAGTCAAGCAAGTGCTGCCTCATAACGGTCAAAAAACTCGCCCTGCGTCTGCATGGGCAATGTCTGCACGCACTCCACCAGCACCGCCTCGATGCGCTTGAGCCTGTCAGACGTGTAAACGTCGGTTTGTAGCTTGACAAGGTTTACAAGTGCTGCGGAGAGCGCTCCTGCGCACTGGGCAATCTGGTTAACCGGTACGTCAGGGTCCTCGATCACCCGCGCCTGCAGCGCCTGCAGCGCCTGCACCTGCAGCACAAGCTCTCTGGACAGGTTCAGGTCCTTTAGGTCCTTGACCGGCAGCATCTCCTCGATCTGTCGACGCAGCTCGATGAGATCGTCCACCGCCATGCTTGCGAGGTCGACCCTTAAAGATTGGGCGGCTTGGGGTGCTGACGGTAGACGGGCGAAGGGGTCGTGTTGGCTCGGATCAAACATGCTGAAAGGTTTTCAGCAGTTGAGCGAACACGGCTTCGAGGGTCTTGAGGTGGAAGGTGTACTGGCCGTCCGCCATCTCAACTTTCGTGCCCTCGCGCGCAGCCTCCTTCAAAGCGGCGATGTTCATCTGGGTGGTGGCGCCTGTGCCCATCGTGATGTTGTACCGGGATGCGTACTGCTGCACTGAGAAGGTGGGCTCGGTGCCGCAGCAATCGCAGTCATTGCAGCCTGGGCACTTCTGCAATGGGTCGTCTTCAGGCTCGAACTCGGCAACAACTGCCTGGGCTCGTTTTAGGTTGTCAAGTGCGATGAGGTGCTCTGCATCTCGGGCGATCTTGGCGTCAAAGAAGGTGTGGGTAATTTGTGACATGGTCTTTGCGACTCTTGTTTTTAGACAGGGGATGTTACGCCGGGTTGGCGCGGGGGTCAAATGGTTGTGGGTTTGGCCTCCAACTTCTTGGCGATGGCCTTCTCCCGCTTGGCCCACTCTTTCTGCTCCCGCAGCACCCGCTTCAACTCTCGGGCGTTGCGGAGATCGTCTTGTGTGGCTGTCTTGGCGCTGGCTGCGCTCAGTTGGAGCGCTTGTGCATTCTCCAGTGCCTTCCTGGATGGGTACTCCATGTCCCACCGGATAGCCTCTGCAGGGTACTGCCGTTTGACGACCTCAGCAAGCGCTTCCATACTGGCCTGCGTGCTCTCTGCCACCCAATCCTGGAGCTGTGCGATTGGGATTCTGTACTTGAATGCCGTCGCGTGCAGCTTAAGGTGGTCAAACTCAAGGAGTGCGAAGTATTTGCGCTCCGGTGTGACAGTGTCGCGTCGGCCGAAGTACGTGATGTCGATGGATCGGAGGAAGTCGACGATGGTGTCCTGCTTGGTTCTCTCAAAGTCTACGAGGAGTTTGGTTTGGGCTTGGGCAAGCTCTTGGGAAATCACCCCTTCCCTGTACGCCTTCTCAACGGCGATGAAGTATTTCCGCACTTCCCTACCTCTGGGTGTATTGGACATCAGGGCGATGTGCTTGGCCGCGTCGATTGTGAAGTAGTACTCCACAGAGGGGCGCCCTCCGAGGTCTGTCGCACCCTCCACCTTTTGGGGGTAAACCCCATTTGCTGCGGGTTCCTCACTACCATTTACATAGCAGTAGTCCTCATTTTCGGTGAGTCCAGCCCGTTTGATCTGGGCCTTAACCCAGTCGCTGAAGTCCTTGCGGATGTTGAGATTTGCATGCAAATCCCTCGCTTTGACGGTTTGGACAACCTCGTCGCCGATTTTGGTGGGGCTTGTGGTGATGTTCATCAGGTTTTCCTTTTATTGAACGTTGGGGGAACGTGCGCTGAAAATTGAGCTGATGTTGGTCAGCGCAACTTGACGTCGAATCCGAGCCGAGCATTGAGTTGCTCCGGTGTGCGTGGCATTGGCGCTGGAGTTGGCTCTTGTTGAGGTTTCTTGCCCTGGCGCCCGATCGGCAGGCCTTGGGCCAGACGTGCCTTGCGGACGCGCGCTGTGAGTGTGCTCAGCGACAGGCTTGGGTACGAGGCGTGCGCTGCGAGGCAACTCTTGAATGTGCCGTCGAGCACTTTTTGGGCGGCATCCTCCAGGAGACGCGCGGTTTCGGGGTCAATGGTCATCCACCCCAGCGCGGCCCCGTGAAGCGGACGTTCTTTGAGTCGGGTCGCATCACTGAGGTTGCTGCGATTCAGCCAGACCTTGAGTGTTCCTGGGTTGACCCCGTAAATGTCCGCGGCTTGTAGACGTGTCAGTTCCCCGGATGTGATCCTGGAAACCAGCTCTTTGAAGGTGGAGTCGTTTCGTTTCATGTGGTTAGTATATCACATGTTACGTTACAAAAGTTTTAAAAATCTCAAATTTTGTCTTGGACACCAGGAGCCCGGGCGGCATGATAGGTAAAAACTATGTGTACCCGTCACGTCATAGTTTTTATTGTGTTGTCAATGTTACGTTTCGTGATATGATTACTACGTGCCGCAATAAAAGCCGCGCCATAGCCGCGC